CTTTCTGGAAATATGATTTTTGGAAACCGCGCGGGATCTCGTTTTTTCATAACTCGTAACACCACGGACAAAGGACCATCACATGGCAACGCGCGGGCGCAAGTCGGCGGCGAGCCTGTCTGTCGTCGTCGGTTCCATTGACGGACGGCCTCAACCGCCTGCCGGTTTGACAGAGTTTCAGAAGGAATTGTGGCAACGCACGGTGGCTGGCGAGCCTCTCGACCAGTTCAGGACGGCGACCCTTCAACAGCTTCTGAAGGAATACGTCAGGCACGCGGAGGCGGCGCACATCCTGGCGGAAGAGATCGCGGCGACGGACGTTGCGTGGCTTCGGGATGAAGATGGCCTGAAACGATACGACAAGCTGCTGGCGATGCGGGATCGTGAGACGAAGGCGGTAGGCGACAAGGCGACCAAGCTGCGGCTGACTAATCAGTCTCGCTATACGCCCCAGGCGGCTGCTACGGCGGCCAAGCAAACCGGGGCGCCGCGTAAGCCTTGGGAGATGACGGGCTAGTGGCGAAGCGCCCGGTCAAGGCTTTGGCGGTTACATCGCGGGCTGATCGAAACATTGCGTGGATCGAGCAGTTCTGTCGGGTTCCTGAAGGGCGCTTGGTCGGAAAGCCGGTGAAGCTGCGCGAGTGGCAGAAGGACATTCTGCGGGAGGTCTACGGATCGCCCACGCGCCGGGCCATTGTGAGCTTTGGACGAAAGAACGGCAAGACGGCGCTCGCGGCCTTCCTGCTGCTGCTGCATCTGTGTGGCCCGGAGGCGCGTCCTAACTCGCAGCTCTACAGCGCGGCTCAATCGCGCGAGCAAGCGGCGGTATTGTTCGCCCTGGCAGCGAAGTGCGTTCGGATGTCGCCTGACCTAAACGGCGTGATCGTCGTCCGGGATACGGCCAAGCAACTGTTCTGCGCTGAACTGGGTTCGCTTTATCGGGCGCTGTCGGCTGAAGCCTCGACGGCTTACGGACTGTCTCCCGTGTTCATCGTTCACGATGAGCTTGGACAGGTTCGGGGGCCACGGTCGGAACTATATGAGGCGCTGGAAACGGCGTGCGCGGCGCAAGAGGAGCCGTTGTCGATTATCATCTCGACGCAGGCGCCCACGGACGCGGATCTGCTGTCGGTGCTGATAGACGACGCTGCGAAGGCCCGTGACCCCAAGGTCAAGCTGGCGCTTTACACCAGCGACCCTGAAGCGGACCCGTTTAGCGAAGAGACAATCCGGCAGGCCAATCCCGCGTTTGGGGATTTCCAGCAAGCCGAAGAGGTTATGGCGATGGCTGCGGATGCGTCCGCGATGCCGAGCCGTGAAAGCGAATATCGGAATCTGATCTTAAATCAGCGCGTTGACGTGAACGACCCGGCGGTGAGTAAAACCGTCTGGATTTCGAACGGCGATGACCCGCTAGACGATTGGGGCAACGCACCGGTCTATGCCGGGCTTGACCTGTCATCGACGCAAGACCTTACCGCCTTCGTGAAGATGGCGTGGATTGACGGGAAGTGGCGCGTCAAGCCGGTGTTCTGGTTGCCCGCCGATGGCTTGGCGGCGAAGTCAAGAGCGGACCGTGTGCCCTATGACCTATGGGCCAAAGCGGGGCAGCTTCAGACCACGCCCGGCAAGTCCATCGAATATGAGTGGGTCGCCGAATGGCTGGCCGCTCAAATCCTCGACGGCAACTTCGCCAAGATCGGCTTTGACGATTGGAATTGGCGACACCTTCGCCCGTGGCTGGTCAAGGCCGGGCTAACTGAGCAAGTTATCGACGGCGTGTTTCAGCCGTTCCGCCAAGGCTACAAGAGCATTTCGCCAGCGTTCCGCGATCTGGAAAGCGCACTGCTTTCCCAGAAGGTCGCCCACGGGAACCATCCCGTTCTGACCATGTGCGCGTCCAACGCAGTGCTGACCAAAGACCCGGCGGGAAACCGCAAACTCGACAAGGCCAAGGCGGCGGGGAGGATCGACGGAATGGTTGCTCTCTGCATGGCGTTCGGCGTTGCGCCGTCGGAACCGGATGCGACATTCGCGTCCCCCTGGGATGATCCCTCTTATTCGTTGGCGGTTGCATGAGGCTGTTCGGCTACGACATCAGCCGGGGCGAAACGCGCAACGCCGAGGATCCGCGCGTTCCGGTTAGCGCGTCTAGCTTTCTGGCGTTCATGGGAATTGACACGGGCGTCGGCTCTTACGTGTCGATTGAGGCCGCGCTAAAGGTTCCGGCTGTTCAAGCGGCGGTCACGTTTCTATCGGGCAGCCTCGCCAACCTGCCCTTGCACGCCTACCGGGACAAAAACGGCAACCCCGAGCGGATGGGCGGCTCGCTGCAAATCCTGCTTAACGAAGCGCCGAATCCGGAGTGGACCAGCTACGGGGCTCGCAAGTATTTCTGGCAACAGGTGTTCACCACCGGGCGCGGCCTGCTCTGGATCGAGCGCGACGGCTCGACGATTTACAACATCTGGCCACTAGAGACCGGCAAGGCCACGAAGGCCCGCATCGGCGGGAGGACCATCTACCACTACGACGGCGGGAGAACCTATCAGGCGGCGGACGTCATCGACGTTTCGTTTATGCTGAAGGCGAACCAGCTCGACGTTTATAGCCCGGTCGGAAATTGCGCGCGGGCGATTAACCTCGCGCTTTCGATGGAAGCTTACGCATCGGGGTTCTTTGCCGGTGGCGGTGTTCCGCCGCTCGCCCTGGTGGGGCCGATGCCTGCCGGGCCGGAAGCGGTGAAGCGGGCGCAAGCTGACATCAAGCGGGCGATCACGGCGGCGAAGGCCAAGAATGACGCGGTGTTTCCGATCCCCGCCGGATACGACCTGAAGCCTGTCGGCTTTGACCCTGAAAAGGGGCAGATGACCGAGGCCCGCCGGTTCCAGATTGAGGAGATCGCGCGGGCTTACAATCTGCCGCCGGTGTTCTTGCAAGACCTGACGCACGGCACGTTCAGCAACACTGAACAGCAAGACCTGCACCTGACGAAACACGTCATCGCCCAATGGGCCAAGGCGTTTGAAGAAGAGTGCAATCTGAAACTGTTCGGCCAACGGAAAAACGGTCGCTACGTCGAGCACGCCATGGATGGCCTGATGCGCGGCGACTTCAAGACGCGCATGGAGGCGATGGCCTCTGGCGTCCAGAACGGCCTCCTGACCCCGAATGAGGGGCGCGGGTTTGAGAACCGCCCGCCGATGCCGGAAGGCGACAGGCTCTACATTCAGGGGGCGACGGTCCCGCTCGGCTCGCAGCCCATGAACACGAACGGAGGGGCGAATGACCCTGGAAACTAGGACGCTGACCCGTCCGGTTGAGGTCCGCGCCGCTGGGAATAGCGGGCGCCGGATCGCGGGCTATGCGGCTGTTTTCGGCAGCACGGCGGATATCGGCGACAGCTTCCGCGAGATCATCGCGCCGGGGGCGTTTTCTGGCGCCGTGAGCGGTGATGTTCGCGCCCTGATCGACCACGACAGCGGACGGATCATCGGACGCACCACGGCGGGGACGCTGCGGCTTCGTGAGGACGATGTGGGTCTGGCGGTTGAGATTGACCTTCCCGACACCACGGACGGGCGGGATCTGGCGGTGCTGATCGAGCGCGGCGACGTGTCGGGTATGTCGTTTGGGTTCGTGGTCACAAAACAAATGTGGGACGAAACCGGGCCGGTCCCGACCCGCACTATTCAGGCGGTAGACCTTCGCGAAGTGAGCGTTGTAGCGTTCCCGGCCTATGACGACACGACTATTGCCCTGCGGTCTCTGGACGAGGCCCGCAGGGAATACCGCAAGCATCACAATCAGTCGGGCTATTCCTTTCGGAAGGCCCGCACCGAGATGACCCTCCGGGGTCTCTAACCTCCCACGCGACCGCGTGAGGCCGGGCCGGGCTTGAACGGTCATCCGCAGCGTCGAGACGACGCCGCCCCTCCCTTGGATGGACCCCCATGAGCACTGAACTGCACGACAAGCGCGGTCGCCTCGTTGCCGAAGCCCGCTCCGCCCTTGAAGACATCAAGAGCAACACCGACGACAGCCGCGCCGCCGAACTGGAAGCGCGTCACGACGCCATCATGGCCGACTTCGACAAGACCGAAGCCCTGATCGAGCGTGAGCGCAAGGTCGCCGAAGCCGAAGCCCGGTTCGCCGAGCGCAAGGCCGAACAGCGCGAGCGGATGCGCCCGATCTCCGACGGCGAAGCCCGCCACGAAGAGCGCGGCGGAAACCGCGAAGACGAATATCGGACGGCCTTCTGGTCGATGATTGGCGCCGGTGGCAACCTCGGCGACCTGTCGGCTGAACAGCGCGCCATTCTGAAGGCGGGCTTCGTCGAAGAGCGCGTCCAGACGACCACCAACGCCGCTGGCGGGTTTACCGTTCCGGTGACGCTGGCCAACTTCATCGTCAAGTCGATGGCCGCTTGGGGTCCGATGTATGACGACAACATCTGCACCACCATCAACACCGCCTCGGGCGAGCAGATCAACATCCCGACCACCGACGACACCGCCGTTGCGGCGGCGAAGACGGCGGAAGGTACTGCCCTGACCGACGACGGCGGCGTGGATGTCACGTTCGCTCAAAAGGCCCTGAACGCGTTCATCTATGACACCGAGTGGGTCAAGTGGTCCTACGCGCTGAACCAGGATTCCATCTTCAATATGGAACAGCTTCTCGGCGAACTGCTGGGCGAGCGTCTGGGGCGCCGGGCGAATACCGAACTGACCACCGGCGACGGCACGGGCGACCCCAACGGCGTTGTCACGGCTTCGACCCTTGGCAAGACGGCGGCCTCGGCTACCGCGATCACCTTCGACGAACTGATCGACCTGTTCCACTCGGTTGACCCGGCCTATCGCGCCTCGCCTAAGGCCCGGTTCATGTTCGCTGATGGCACGCTGGCCAAGATCCGCAAGGTGAAGGACGGCGACGGCAGCTACATCTGGCAGATGGGCGATGTCCGCACGGGCACCCCCGGCACTCTGCTGGGCGTTCCCTACAGCGTGAACCAGGCCATGCCCGCCGCGACCGCCGGTCTGAAGTCGGTCGTGTTCGGCGACTTCGGGAAATACTACGTCCGCAAGGTCGGGGCCCCGATGGTCGGCGTCGTCCGCGAGCGGTTCTGGCCGGATCTCGGCATCGCGGGCCTGATCCGTTTCGACGGCGAGCTGGGCGACACTGCGGCGATCAAGCACTTGATCCAAGCCTGATCCTAATGGGGCGGGCCTTCGGGCTCGCCCCTCCTTCTTTTCTGAAAGGGTAGGGCATGACCTACAACGTCACGGGCTATCGCAACGGGGACGGCGTTCTCGTCACCACGGGTCAAACCGCCGTCACTCAGGCGTCGAGCATCACCACGGGCGTCACGTGCAGCGCCTATTCGGGCGTCATCACGACCGTTTCCCAGACGGTCGCCGCTGGCGCCGAGGCCGAGTTCACGGTCACAAACACCCTGGTTGAAGCGACCGACGTGGTGGTCGCATGCATCAAGACGCACACCTCGGCGGGTTCGTTCATCGTCGCGACTTCGGCGGTGGCGGACGGCAGCTTCAAGCTGCACCTGACCAACCTCTCCGCAGGAACCGCTGGCAACAACGTCCTGGTGATTAACTTCATCGTGCTGAAGGCCACTGCGTGAGGCTTCGAATGTTGACCTCCATCGCCGGTGACGGGTTCGTCCTGCACACCGGCGAGGAGGGAGACTTTGAAGACGCAGAGGCTATCCGACTTGTCGCGGCTGGGGCGGCTGTCCCAGTCAGCGATGAGAAACTAGAGCGAGCCCTAAAGGCCCCGACCGAACGACGGAAGGCGAAACGCTAATGTGGACCGCGCCCGTCGTCACTGTTGCCGCCGCGTCTGAGCCTATCGACACGGTTAGCGCGGTTGAGCATCTGCGAGCGCAAGGCGCCGGTGCGGAAACTGAGATTGACCGGCTCGTCGCGGTGGCGCGGGCTTACGTCGAAAGCCACACCGGAACGCGCCTGATTACGCAAACCCTGGCCCTTCGTTGTGACGAGTGGGCGGATTTTGAAAGTTTGCCGGTTGCGCCGGTGCAGAGCATCACGTCGATTTCGTATGTCGACACGGACGGGGCGACGCAGACGTTGGCGGGGTCGGTTTATGAGGCCCGGCTTTACGGTCTCGCGCCGTCCATCGTTTTGAAGTTTGACCAAATCTGGCCGACCATCCGCATGGGCACGCTTATCACCGTGA